AAAAACTGGACGTTCAGCAATCTTTGTTGGGAAGCCCGGAACAGGGAAGACTCACTTGGCAGCAGGCATTGCGTTGAGCATTATGCAACAACAACGAACAGCTTTATTCGTGACCGTTCAAAGATTAATTAGAAGAGTTAAGGATAGTTGGAGAACAAAACAAGAAACAGAAAGCGAAGTTATAAATGCATTTGCATCACCAGATTTGTTAATACTTGATGAAGTTGGTGTACAGTTTGGGTCAGAGTTTGAAAAACAATTGTTGTTTGATGTATTGAATGAACGCTATGAAAAACTTAAGCCATCTATTTTATTATCAAACATACCTAATGAACAATTAGCAGATTATCTTGGCGAGCGTGTTATGGATAGACTTCGTGAGAACGGAGGTGCTTTAATTGGTTTTAATTGGAATTCTTACAGGAAAAATTAATGGACGAAAAAACTATTTTAAAAATTGCTAAATACAAATGCACACTTGCAGAACTCGACAGGCAATATTGGTTTGAAGGTTTAGATGAAAACTATTTTAAAATAAATTTTGACCGAATTACGGAAGAGATAAGGAGGTTAGAAGAATGAAAATAATTTGTACTGAAAAAGAATATTATGATTTACGAGAAGTTATTACGGCAGGGTGTTGTTGGATTGGCAACGGTGAAGGTCGAAAAAAAAATAAACAAAACAAGGGTAAACTGGTTGATTTAAATAAATTTAGAATGGCTACTAAGATGATGGGAAGTAAATCTACAATTGAATGGGAGATAATAAAAGATGATTGAAATTGTTTTAGGTTGGCCGCCATCAGATCTGTCACCAAACGCACGATTGCATTGGGCAAAACTTGCAAAAGCTAAAAAATCATACAGACAGAAATGCAATACAGTTTCTAAGAATCAATTAAAAAAATATAAGTATGATAATTTGCCAGAAAAATTAGTTTTAGAAATGACATTCATACCGCCAGACAGACGTAATTATGACCGAGATAATTTAGTTGCTAGAATGAAGTCAGGTATTGACGGACTAGCTGATGCATTACGCATCAACGATAAACGATTCAATACTGTTATATCAACCATGGACACCGACTATCTTGGTGGGTTTGTCCGCATACGCATACTAAAGGAGACACCTTATGGCACGAAAGATCAAGAACCTATCCGTCAAGACACGAGAATACAAAGATAGAGATGGCAATTCAAAGGCAAATTGGCAAAACATTGGAGTCATTATGGAGAATGACCAAGGCAAACAATTCATGCTTATTGATAGGTGGGTTAATTTAGCAGGCTTACCTGACTTTGGAAACAAACCAAATCCATCAGCAGTAATGGTAACCATGTTTGATGCCGATAATGATTATCAACCCGGAAAACCAACACCTAATACACCAACGTATAAAGGTAATGATGACTTACAAAGTTTTCAGAAAATACCTACTGACGAAATACCTTTTTAAATAAGCAATATAAAACCCTAGAATAATACGAACCATTGATTACTCTAGGGTCTTATAGGTGATGGGGATTAAACTTACTTTTTCTTTGGTGGTCTACCAACCTTAGATCCGTAAGTACCTTTACCTCTCGGCATAATAATCTCCTTAAATGTCCTACTCAATATGAAAGAATTTTTTTATTCTGTCAATAGATTTACGTTCTAATTTTTTATTTTTTAACCTTTCTTCTTTTCTTTCTTCAAGTATTTCTTTAGCTTCATTTTCAACGACTCTACCTAACAAAGCTGCTAAAAAAACATCTTGTTTCATTTGATGTCTTACAAGATGAGTACAATATCTTTTTATATCATCAACATTATTACTTTTCATTATTTCTCTACATCGCATTTCAACTGACAATTGCAATTCAACAGGAGCAGGCTCAACCTCTATATCTAAAAAAGTATATTTGTCCATTAGTTTAATTTAGGAAACAAATTTTGCTCAAGCAAATCAACTAACCTATCGTCTAATGTATTTGTAGTTTGCTTAACAAATACACGACAAAGATCCACTACTAATCTCTTACATCCTGTGGTAGAAAGGAAGCGTAATAGTATAGGCTTTAGTAATTTGTACATAGTTTGTTTGTTTTTCCAAACATAGCAAACATTATTTAATCTGTCCTTCCAGCCTACTTACAGATTCACTTAGCTTGTTTAGTCGATAATAAATGTCACGAATATCACGCTCTCGTTTGTTAGACATATTAGATATTGTGACTGCTACTGCTGTAACACAAGCACCTACAAGTGCTGCATATATTTCGGGCATTTGCTTATCTAGGTAATTACATATAGTATTACTAATAAATGCATACTATGGCAGAAGAAATTAAAAAAAATCCACTACAAAAACTGAAAGAAAACATTACTGATAAAGAAGAGCAACTTGCTATCTTTACTAATTTTGTTCGCTTGGGTGTTTTAGTGTGGAGTGGATTTATCCTGACATTAAATTACATAACAATTCCGGGGTGGCAACAAAACAAAATTGATCCAACCTTTATCGCTTCAGTCTTCACAGGAACTTTGTCACTCTACGGAGTCGAAGCGGCCAAGAAAAGAGGTGATGGTACATTTAAAGCAGGTGAAAAACCTATGAATAAAAAAGAAATAGAACAACTTATAGCTACACAACAACAAGCTTACCAAGTGATCCGAGTGGAAACCCCTTTAAAAATTTTGGGGGCTGAAGTTATTAATCCAAAGGAGGACAAAAAATGAAGAAGCTTTTGTTTCTAATACTATTTTTATTTGCAAATCCTAGTTATGCCAATGGAGTTCAGCCAACGTGGAGTACAGGAAGTAGCAATAAAACAGAGAATATTACCCAGACTATAACCAGATCTATAGTTACTGAAAAATATGGAAGTGCAATAAATTCATGGGAAGGTTCTAATATCACAGTTACAAGTGCTTCTAGCGGTGGTATTGCACATTCAGATGCCATTTTTACACCGACAGATAATACCGCTGATTGGACATTGACCACGACAACCAGAGCAGCTTCACAACTTATTGAGCAAGTAACTCAAAATGATTCGATTACTACTACTAGCGTCATTACTAGTTTGTCAGTCTTTAGTCAGTAAAGCAAAAGCAGAAGGTGAGACAGATGTAATAGCATCACCTAATGCTGTAGGTAATTCATCAATAATAAATCAGAATATGAATATTAATAATGGGATGACAGGTAAACAACAGTTTGGAAACTTAGTATGTAGCCAACCTACTATGGCTGTAACTCCTTTTTATACAGGAAATGATTCTGAAAATCCTTATGCAGAAAGTCCAACATATAATATCAGCGAAGGGTGGGGAGTACAAATGAGTATTATGATACCCCTTGGAGATAATAAAACTTGTAGCGAACTATCAAAAGTAAAATTAAAATTAGCTGAAGAAGAATTAAATAAAAACATATACGATAAAAATCTTGTTCGTATTCTGAAGTGTCAACAGCTTCACGCATCGGGCTACATGATCAATCCTAAATCGGAATTTGCATTCCTATGTTCTGATGTTATCAATATAAGGGCATATGTTAAAGCTAATCCTTCTTTGTTTGTAACTCCTTCACCTCCTTCTTCAGAACCTTTTTAAATATTTTTGTCATTACTTTTTTTAGTTGACCTATAACACTTTGCAGTATCAATGATCCACCTACTGCCGCTGTAGCTGATACGCTACTAGCTATAACAGAGCTTGCTATTACTTCTGGTGAAGGAACAGGAAATTCGTAATTTATAAATGGTATATTGAACGTAGCTACTCCTTCTTCAGTTGACAAAATTTCTGTGGTTTTTGGCAAGTTGCTCGGTACTTGCGGTGGTGTTATTGGTGTTACTTCCTCCGTTGAAGATGTTGTTTCTTCTTCAGAAGAAGATTCCTGATCTCCCTTCAATCCCGACTGTACCTGTTCCAGAGAAGGTAGAAGACTTGGATCTAAAAATGGAGCTTCCGCTACAGGAAAAACAAATTCCGTTTTAGGTATTATTAAATTTTCATTAGTTGTATCTGGTAAATCTGGTAAATCTATTTCCACTTATGCTTGTGACTCAGTCCAAGATATTCTGCCTGTTACGTTAAATGGGTTACTTTGAGATACTGTTGAAGGGTCTTCGTTTAATCTTGCAACTATAGTAAGAACATCTGGCCCATCTGGGAATACATTGTTTCCACCTAGTATTGAGTTACCTAATGTAGTGACACCTGCTAATTCTTGTGTTGTAACAACAGCACTTCTACCAGAAGAACCAGTACCACCCTGTGCTCGGAAGTTAAATATATCTAAACCACCTGAGATCTGGTCTTGGTTACTGTGATAAATTAATTGACTTAATGATGGATTCTCTACTCTTGACCAATCTGTATTAGTTATAAGTGCATTAAGTCTTAAGGTTACTGTACAGTTATGAGTAGACAAGATACCAACAGATCTTAATATCAATTGCATTCGGTTTACAATCTCACGTTCACCAAGGAATCCGGGAGTGTTTGTATCTACTGATGGTGCAAGTCTAATACTAATAAGTGGTACATCATAAACAACAGGAACACCAGTAGTTGATGCGGTTACTGTGTAATTAGAATTAGTGTTAGTTGTACCTGTTGGTTGCTGGTTAATTAACAATAAATTTCTAAATTCTTCAGTAGATGAGTTATACCATTGTGTTCTTGTTCTAAGGTTAACTTGATATGGTTGTGCAGGTAATCCATAATATGTATTTGGATTTCTTGTTCTTACGTTACTGCCTAAATTTGCACCAGTAATAGGTACATTGTTAGGAATAGAATTGTATAAGAAACTTGGTGTTTGTATTTGTAAAGCACGGCCTATGTTTCTCCATTGGTTATTCCAGAATAAATGGTAATCATATAAGTATTCTGCGTTAGCACCAACAGTAATTGTATTAGCACCAGTTATTTGAATATCTTGGGAACTAGCAGTAAATTGATATGCATTGTCTGGGTCAAACCCACCATCCATAATTACAGACGTACCCCAATGGGCAAGTGCTGGCACAAAACTTGGTGTACCTTCGTTCTCGATTTCATATCGTGCAGGCACGTTTCCAGAACGTAGGTAAGCTTCACGGAATACATTGTTGTGTATAAACTCATGTACATAAAATACTTTGCCGTGGTTATCTTTAAATCCAAATCTAACCTTACCTGCTCCATACCAACTGTAATCCATGTATGCCATTTGTATTCTGGCAGGGTTTAGATTAAATCCAGAAGGTCCTGTACCATCACACTTGTCTAAATTCCATTGTGTTTGTGGAATTTTTGTAGTCATAATTTTTGTAATTACAACACCGCTGTTTGATGTACCTCGATAGGTAGGAAGGATACTAATATTAGTATCGCTACTTATTTTTGTAACCACATAAGTCTGACCTTTAATTACAATATTGTCGTTAAGACTTAGTTGTTTTGAGAATTTAGTATTTACACCAGTAACTGTACCTGATCTAAATGTAACCGCACCTTCTCCACTAATTTGTGTAGTAGCATTACGTCTACATACACTCATTACAGAACCATTGTATTCAAAGAATAATCCATTCTGATCATCATACAAACCACATCTTAGATTACTACCTGTCCAACCTTGTAAATAAAATTCTGGAATACCAATAGGACCTGATGATGCTGAATGTGGTGTACCAGTTAAAGTTATTGTGTATGTATATTCATCAACAATACTTTGAACAGCAAACGTTCCATTCCAATAATTAGTTTGCCCAGATACTTCTTTTGCTCCAGTAATTACTACAGTTAAACCAGTAACTAATCTATGTGGATGCCTTGTTTTTATTGTTGCGGTTGTACCTACTGACGTATAACTATCTATTTGTATTGACGGACTAAAGTTAACAGCAAACGATACTTGTATACCTTTACCAGATTGATATCTAAAATATCTTCTGGTTTGTCTAATCATACGACTATCAGGGTTTTTACTAGGTATTAATTCAACACCACCATCGTATGGTCTGTGTATTGCAAAGCCATCTGCTCTCATTAATAATGAAGTACCTATAGTAAAATCACCGTCACTTACTGTGGCAGCTTGTGCATTTTGTAATTGCAAAGAACCAATACCAGTTACAGCTTTAACTGTATTTGTATATGTCGCACCAATATCAGTCAATTTGTAAACATTAACTGTATTACCTACATCTGTTACGGCAACAGTATTAGTACCATTAGTCGCATCTACTAAAGTTGGATGTAACGTAAACGTAGTGTTAGCAACTTTCTTTATGTAATAAAATCTACCGTTAACTGTACCGGGAGGAGCTTGAGTTGCATCCATTATAACCATGTCTCCAGTATCAAAACCATGTGCAGGGCTAGTTGTAAAAACAGATGTGTTGGTATTTATTGAAGATACATATGCAGTCTCTCTACCGGGTGTTGCATAAATTGATATTGTATCTCCAGTATTAAAGAAAGAAGTAAAGTTAGTGTTTGTACCTGTAACTTCAAATGAATCTTGATCGGCACTTACTGTACCTCCACCAATAACTTCACCAACTAAACTATTTGTTTCTAATACTTGCAAGCCATCACCTTGGGCAGTTAATGGAATGTGTGTACCTGCATTAGCATCAGCTAAACTAGCTGCTAATTTTATCCAGTTACGGCTTATTCTTATTACAAAATAAGTTGTTCTTGTTGTCAAACCTCCAACAACAATAGTTGCAATAGATGGTGTGTTTGCTTGCGATCCCATACCTGCATGGTTACCACAATAGTAATAAAGAGTAGCTACTCCAGTAGCAACAACTATTTCTGTTTTACCATCAGTACCCGGTACACCTGTAACAGTTACCCCTGTTGTATATTCAGTTCCTGATTGATGAGTACCATCATCTGTAAGACTAAACCTCAAAGGATGATTGGTGTTACTTGAATCTGATTGATCAAAGATATATTTATGTCCTTCTTTTAGTTCTAGTGTTGGTTGTTGTACACCATCAATATGGTATTTACCTCCAACAATAGTTACTGTAAATGTTACGACTGTACCAGTAGTGCCATGACTATATGCTACATCTTGTCCAGTTACAAAATTATGATCCGGAATTCTTATTGCGTCTTGCTCTATCCATACTGATGAATTAGGAGTAAAGTTTACAATTCTGTTTTGTATTTGTGAATTTGCAGTAAAACTAAATGATGTGTCATTAATTATGTTATCTATTTTATATACACCATCAGTAGATCCCGGTGTTGTTGCATTAAAGATTTGTGTGCCAGATCCTTTTGTAGCAAGATCTACAACATTTGTTTTCTGAAATGTACCTGTACCAGAAAATGGTTTAGAAGATAATTGTTGTCCGTAATAATCATTAATTAAACAAGAATCGTAAGACAAGTGAAGAATAATATAGTTAGCGTTATGCTTATAAACGTAATAATATGCTCCAGATTTAAATGGTGATACTGGACTTGCACTTGTGTATTTAACACGGTCACCTGTATTAAAGGGATGACCTATCATGTACCAATAAAATCCATTACCAGTTATATAAGATGTATTTTGTAAAACATCTATTGCATTACCACTTAATTCTTCAGCAACTGTAGATAGTTGAAACTTATCTGTTGTTGCATTTTGCACATAATATGTTGTTCCATCAACAAGTGGATGTATTAAGTCACCACCGTTTGCGTTGTATGTAACTGCATCTCCATTATTTAATCCATGATTAGTTGCGTGTATATAATCTCCACTATCTACGTTTGTAAAAGGTATGATCATGTCGTATGTTGTAGCCGCACCATTACCGTAATTACCAAAGTTTTGAGTATAAGTGTAATCAGGATATTGAAAACGTATTCTATTATTATCTATTTTATGCACTTGCCATTTATTTCCATTAGACAATCCTGATATTGAAGAAGAGTTAGAAGTATGATAAACCTGATCGCCAGTTTCTAATCCATGATTAGGGAAATATATACTATTGGCATCAGGAGCTCGCCTTACTCTAATCATTATGCCATTGCTAACAGCACCTGATAATTGTTTAGTAGAACCGCCAAGCTGATCTGTAAAAGATATAGTTAATCCATCTGGTGAAACTGTTTTAGGATATACAACTTGACCACCACCTATCTCATAACTCATTATCATATCTGAGCTGGAAAATACAGTTAATCCTCCAAAGGTTGTATAGCAAGCCATTAATAATTGATCTGCACCTGCTGTTAAATTTGGATTGTCTATAAATGTAATAGTGTCTTCTGCTGTATTTGCTGATCCTGTTGCACGATACCCTTTTACAAAACACGCTCTTGATATGCCAGCGGCAGTACCTGCACTTGTTAAGTTAACTTTAGTTGTACTACCTTGAGTAAGAGTTAAATAAATCTTAGTCGCATCTACTACTCTGACGTAATACCAACGTGAGTCTGTTAAGCCACCTATATTACCATTGCCATAACCACGGAAATATACATAAGGTTGATCATCTACCAATCCATGTGCAGTAGTAAATTGAATTGTATCTGCACCAGCATCTACACCTATAGTGCTATTAGGAGCAGTTCCCGGTACAAAGAAGAAAGCATCCTCTGGTAACCAGTTTTTGGGTTGCGGTGATCCTAATGCCCAACCACCTGTCTCACCTGTTGCTGTAGTTCTTAATGTATTTTGAGTTTTAAATATTGTAGATATATTATTAGTTGTACCACCATAGTTAGTCATATTAACTACATCAGAATTATTAGGATATCTGTTTATACCTTGTAATCTAAATCTATCTGGATATGCAGAATCACAAGCTACTAATTGATAGAAACCGTTGTTTGTAAAACCTCCGGGTATAGATGTTGAATTATAAAAAACAGTATCTAAATTAGCCCAACCACCTCTTGGTAAATAATAACTATTACCATCACTTTTGCTTTGTTCCTCCATAGGAACAATAATTCCATTAACAGTAGCACTTGTCGCATTAGCAGTAGCACCACCTACACTTAATAAAAACTTAGCTTGATTTTGTGTGCCAGATTCTGGTGCTAAATAATATGAGTATGGTGTAGCGTCACCTTCAAAGTAATACATAAAGTATGTTGAAGGAGAACTACTATAATTCAAACCACCTATTGTTGTATAAAAAGGTCGGTATGGTGTATTAGCATCACAACCCGGAGGATGTGCACCATTAGCATTAGTAAAGTTTTGATCAAATGTCCAAACTTCAGAAGTTGTATTTACTGAAGAAGCAAATAAACCATACATTAAACAAGATCTTATATGACCTGCATTAGCACCTTGACCAGTTAAATTAACTTTATTTAATCCTGTAGGTCCACCGATTGTTAAATATATTTTTTTAGAATCTACAACTCTTACCCAATATGGTCTTTCTGATAAACCACCCGGTACGCTGTTTCCATATCCAGTAACCCAATATGCAGCTTCACCATCTGCAAATACATGGTCTTCATCAAATTCTATTTCATTAGTTGTTGTATTAAAATTGACATCACTATCAGCTTGCCCACCAATAATTACAAACATTCCACGTTTAGGTGTCCAGTTGTATGGATTAATAGGACCAATAGCCCATTTAGACTTGTCACCAAAACTGGTGGCGGTCATATGTGTAAACGTTTCACGTTTTGTTCTGGCATTATTTGGTTCTACATTTGCTGCGTTAACTGAAATACTTTTACTTCCTAAACTATTACTTAAAAAGAAACTAGTTCCTAAACTAAAGTTTGTAGGATCTGCTGTTTCTACTGACAATACAGATGGATTTGCTGCATCTGTTGTAATTGAATTTAATGCACTAAGTTGAAACTCAGTTCCTTGATAAACAGAACCAACAAATATTTGTGTATAAGTATCTAATATAGATGCACTACCAGATTGTACGGATTTAGCTTTATATTGAAAACTAGTAGAAGAGGGTATAGCAGTAACAATAAAAGCACCATCAGCAGAAATGCTATCAGTACCTTGTACGATAATTGGATTACCTATAGAAAGGTTATGAGCTTCAGCAGTAGTAACAGATATTATTTCACTAGCATTTGTTTTTGTAACAGAAGTTAAATCTAAACTTTCATCACCATTACGACTATAAAAAGTAGGAATATTTTTTACTAATTCTAATGTTTCCCATTTTGTAGATTGCAATCCATATTCAAAGTCAGTATCAATTAAGTTTTCTGGATTACTAACTCTTAGTTTTGATACAGGATCTACATATGTTTCTGCAGGTGCTATAGGGACACTATCGTCTTCAATAAAAATTTGCAATACATCTGTGTCTGACATAGATGTAGTGTCATAATTAAAAGTTAATGTTGTGGTTTGTGCATCAAGATCATTAGAAAATGCAGTTAAACTAAAAGCAGTTTGGTTAAAAACAAAAATTATTACGTTATCAGTTACGTTACTGATCATTAATAATCTTTCTCTTTTATATACTCCTTGTAAAACTACCTGTTTGGCAGATGCATCAAAGGTATAGTCGTGTAATAATTTTTTTGCCATTGCGTTTTAACCTCCTAAAGCAATTGCATATGCGACACCATACGGACTAGAAACTTCTAGTGTTTCGTTGCCACCTTGGTTTTTAAGGGTAAATACAATATCTATCCCTTCAACAAATTTTTGTGTCATAAATCCAGTTGTTGTGTCAGTTGGACTAATTTTTACAGCACCACCTCCACCAGCGGCTGCCGCTTGTTGAGCACTTGCAGCCGCTGCTGCTGCACTAGCTGCTGCTGCCGATGACTCATTTTGTGATATTTGTGAATATGTTACGGAATTTTGTGATGCTGTTTGTGCACCACTTGCAGATTGTGATGCTGCTGAAGCTGAAGCTGCCGCTGCGATTTGACTTGATTCTGCCGCTGTTGCTTTAGCTGTAGCAGTATTTGCTTGTGTAGTAGCAATTGCAGCTTGAGATGTTGCCGTGTTTGCAGCAATACCTGCTGATTCTCCATCTATTAATAAATCCCAATTACCTATACCAGCATTAGTTTTTAATGGTGCAAGACCAGTTGAGGTATGAGCTATCTTACATATATATACATTGTAATTAGTAGCATCTCTAACAATATCTCTTATGTTATAAGCAACACCTGCTGCCCAATCTCCTTTGTTAACACCTAGTTCTTGTGCTACTTGAAACTCACCTTGTGAATCAAAACCTAATATTTTACCAGCACGAGCATTAGCGTCTTCAGATATTTCTAAACTACCTATTGTATTAGTAAGAGAAAATCTAATTGATCTTTCTAATATTTCTTGTTGTTGCTGATGTAATATAACCGCTTTATCAAGAGCATCATTAATAACTTCTGGAAAGAATCCACCTTGGTTGGTTAAATCTGTTCCTTGTGTAGGTTGTACATCAGAGGTAATAATTAAATTAAATCCAGTTGCTAAATTTTGTGCCACACCACCAGATACGAGAGTAATGCTTCCTCCCGGATTGCTGTTCTGATCTGGGTTTAAGAGAACAGTATAATCAGTTTGTAATGTTAAAGTAGTTTCAGTACTGGTTGCAGTAGTAACTCTAACTACAACTATTTCTGACGCTGTAAATACTTTAAATGCAAACGGAAAAGTACTAGCACTTCCATTACCTACAAACAGGTTTGTCTTTCTTATTGTAGAATTTATCGTCATTAATTAGACGTAAAGTATCTTATCTAATTTACTAGCAGTATCCGGTGTTATGGTCACACTTTTAGTTTCTAGTTGCACTTGCTTTACCTGTTACTACACCCCTTATAAAGTCAAAAGGATTTTTTGGTCTAACATTACCAGACCTTACATCATATATATAACCAAATGTTCTACCTAATGGTGTTACTGGTATACCAAACATTGAGAACATAGTAGATACATCCATAATATCTCTTCCTTTTAATTCACCTTTAGCTATTTGTACAGGAAATTTAAAAAGTGTTTTTGAAGATGTTGCTAATGCTTCTATACCGGGACTAGATACAATATCGTCATTCCAAGGTTTGTCATCAAATTGATTAAAAGGTAATAAAGCAAGCTGACCTGCAACAGGTACAAGACCTGCCGTGTAATTAACAATATCTCCAAATGCTGCCCATGCCATATCATCGTGTATATAACCATCTTCGTCTTCATCTTCTATACGGTCATTTACGAGTCTCATAATAATACCTGCTACAATTGCTGGCATTACAACCGCATACATAGATGCATAAACTAATTGTTGTGAATTTTGTCCCTTAAATTTAAATCCTATTTCATCTTTCATTAGTTTTTGATATTGGGTAAATCCAAGGTTAGCAATCATATTAAAGTATCCAGTAAACTGCGTAAATGATTGTACGATAGGGTCCATATTTTGAAATGCTGCCCTGTCTTCTGGTAATAAACTATCTTGTGTCATACGCACATTGGCATCTGCTTGTTTTATTGCTTCTTTCATAATTGCTTCATCGCTCATATTTTTAGACAAAGTTTCATGTACTTGGTTATAAGTCCCCATCCAAACAATAGCGTCTGTAATTCCTTGAAAAGTTTGCTGTAAAAAGTATGAATGTTTAACACCCCAATTCTGCATTTTTTTCAAATTGCTTGGATTAACAACTAATTCATTTAATCTGCCTTGTATATCAAAGATTAAGTTAACTTGTCTATCTGCCATAAATGGAGAAGCTTCTGCAATCATTTGCATTGTCTTTTCTCTGTCAGTTATATACTTTATTAAACCTTGTTTTAAATATTTAGGTTTTACTTTTAATAAAGCAGGGAATAAACCTGTTAACTGTTGCAATGCGTTACCAACATTTCCAAACATAATTGCCATACCTGCTCTACGTTTAGTTGTAGAAATCAATGCATCTAACTGAGGGCCAAACATACTTGAAGCATAAGTTCTTTGAGTAGCAGCAGATTTTAACCAAGGCATTATCATTTCTTGCATTACTGTAGGATCTATAATTTTTAATTTATTTTCAAAATCTTTGTTTTTTAATATTTTTAATGTGTCTTTCAAGACAGGTTGTATATATGCATAACGTAAAGTGTCATCTATATGTTTAGTCATAAAGCCTAAATGCAAAGACAATGGCTGAAAGAATTGTTCTTTACGCTCTTTTGTCATACCGTTTTCAACTTTAGGTAAAGAATTTTTAAACTCCATTTTTAAAGCACTTATTTCTTCTTTTAAACTTATGTCTGTCATATTTGGATCACCTTTTGCAGGTACATATCCTCCTCTAAATTCACCAAAGCGATTAATAATAGGTCTTGGTTTTACCTCTTTAAAATAATAACCTTCCGTATCTTTATGTGCTCTTTGAAGTATTGGCAACATTTTTTGGTTTAAATCCCATACTGCCTGTACAAATTCATAATCAGCTTGTGTTAAATATCCTTCATCTTGCATACGTTTTTCAAATGCATCCCAATGTGTTCTGTTTAAACTTCCGTCTTCGTTTAAACTACCCCACCCTCTACCTAATAATAATTTTTTCAAATTACTATCATTACCTGTATGCAACAAAGCTCCTAACAATTCCACTCTTCCTCGGCCACCGCTTTCTGTTCCAAATGTATAAGCAGTAGAATTATCAGAAACTAGCTCAAATTCATTAGCTGTAATTAAACCTTTGCCAAAATCAACAGCACCTACTAAATCTGCATATTGTTTTGTAAATATTGTTTGTTGTACTCTGTATTCGTCTAATGCTGATCTCATTGGATACCATATGAAATTATAAAAATCTCCTAGTTTACCGCTTTCTGTTTCAAGTACTGCTGATCCAGTTCCTTCTTTTATTTTTGATGCACCATCCATCATGTCAACCCAAGGCTCCATTCTTCTCATTTTTGAACCTAAGAATAAAAAGAATTTATTTAGTTGATATGATTTAGGTACAGCTTGTGTAGTTCCAATTGGTTGCTCTGCTAGTGCACTTAGTCTTTTATTTCTAGCAATCATAGTATCCAAACGAGAATTGAGCCTATCAACAATTGGTTGTAGATCTAATAATTTACCTTCATTTCTTATTTGTTCTTCTCGTTTAGATTGATACCATAATGTTTTTGCTAGATCATATAAATTTTGAAAATCTTCGTATGTTAAATCTGTAATTTCTTTTGTATTTTTACTTGCTTGATTATCTAAAATCATAGGCTCTAATTCTTGGTACAGATGCTCATCGTATTCCTTCATTTTTTCTATATATACCATTGGTGTTTCAACTTTAGGTCCTATTTTATAAGAGGCTAAAATAGCTCTACCTGCGTTAATTAAGTCTGAATTTCTTTTTTGTTCTACAATTAATTTTTGATCAGTTTTAAAGAAATCAGGGAAAAATTTATCTGCTTGTTTAAATTCTTTGTGTATCTCTATAGCAACTTTTGCTAATTGATTATTAATTAATTGTGATCGTTTTGCTTTTATAGCAGCCTTTCTATTACCTTTTTTCATAGCTGCTTCTGCTTCTTTTAATGCTCTTGCTTCTGCACGAGTAAATACGCTTGGCCTAATATCTGACATTTTATAATCTGCCAATATATCTCGTGCAACTTGATTTGCAGCCGCAACCATGTACCTTACAGGTTGCATAGATTTAGCTAGTGTATTTAACTCTACAGCTACAAATCTAGATCTAGCTTCATTATGCATTGCTTCTAGTATTTGTAACTCTAATACTTGTGGACTTACTAAATCACTATGTTCTGTTAATATACGCTCTTCTGTACGACTTTCTATAACATCTTTCATATCTTGTTTTTCTAGTAATGCATCTATCATTGATTGCCCATCTGCAAAACCAAACATATCTGCAATTACTTGTACTGGTAAACCATTCTTTTTACCAACCAATCCCCAGCGACCAGTACCTAACTCATTTACTAACTCGGTTAAATATGCCTGACCCATTTCACCTTTATATGGAACTAATTCTTTTAAACTTTCTATAGATATTTTGTTATCACCTTCAACTTTAAATTCGTTACCATTTTCGTCAAATGTAATACCACGTTTTAAAAATTCAAATAATCTATATACTGGTAGTTTTTGTACTTCTATAGTTTCTTCTTTTTTAATTTTTTTATATAATTTATTTTTTGTTATGTTTTGTTGATCTATTAACTGACCTCGTTTTTTTCTGATCCATTCTAATTGTTTCATACTTTGTTGTGCTAACAAAGCTAATGATTCGTCTTCTGCTTCTTGCAAAGATGTTTGATATGCAGCCCATTCTTTATCATTCATACCGCTTTGTTCCTGTGTTTGGAACATTGCTTTCATATCGTATATTGCATTAGCTTGTACTATTTGTTCGTCAGTAGCCAACATACGGTCCATTACACCTCTTACATCATCAGTAAGTATTGGCAAATCTTTTCCTGTTTCTTTTCTATATAAATTATTTAACCTTGTACTTACGTCTTTATAAATATCTTTTATAACTCTAGAAAATCTATTAAAAATTTTCTGTAAACCTTTTTCTGGTGCTTTCTTGTCAAATAAATATTGTTCAAAATTATATGCAAACGCTTCGTGATATTTACGTTTTTGCTGTAAATCAAATGTTTTCCATGTTTCTAAATCTTTAACACCCCAGAATTTTAATAATATATTAAAATCATTTATTAATTCTGGTGGTGCATTATCTGTCGAAACTATGTTTTCTAAAACAGTCAACATATAATGGGCTGTCTCATGAGCAAAAGTAGAAAAATCTGCTTCCTGAGTCAATATTGTCGTTAGCGTAGTTGGTTCAAATTGACCTCTTGGTCTATCAGATACTTGTCCAAACTCACCAGCTTTTACTTGAACAGTTCCTCCAGTTTTTCCAACATCGAGTCTGAAATCTCTTCGTCCGTTAGGGAATTCATTAACGAGACTAAGTCCAGCAGGGTCGATTCGGACGGCAATTGCTGTATTGCCAAGACCAATGTCTGCGATAGCTCTGGTGGTAAGGTTGACATTAGATTCTCCAGCACGGCCGAGTTGACCTGTAGCCTTGATTTGTTCTCCTGTTTTTCTATCGGTGTGGTAATAGAGGGTGACTGTTCCGTCTTCGTTAAGGGGGAGTCCTGTTCGCTCATCGGTGTTTGGTTGTTGTCTGAGGGTCCCATCATCTGTTCGTACCTCTCCTCTTCCTCCATCATCAGGTTGTGTTCCTGTTGATTGCTTAGTGGACTGTAACTCATCATCTACCTCCTTTATTGCAGATTGTATGTCTTCATCAGGTACACCCATTTTAGCAGCAAATGCAACAGCAGCATTGGCATAGTCAGGTGCTTCATTGTCATCGTAATTTGTTTCTACTTCTCGTTTTTTTAATTTTGCAGAATCATATAATTTTTTTTCTGGATACCAAACAAGTGCCTGTAAATCAGCCATTGTCAAAGAAGGATAATCCTTTTGCAAAACTTCTAGTACTTGTGCAAAAACTTTTTCTATATTTCTTCTTTCTGGAGCACCACTTGGTGCTTCTTTTTGACCATCATTATCTTTAGCTAATAAATTACCTCTTTTACGCAAGTAGTCACCAAGAGAAACTGTTTTGTCATCTTTTCTTGGTTTGCCACCAATCTCTACATATGTATCGTAATTTTTTTGATCTTCTTTAAAAGTGGCTATTTGTGCCATTAATTGTCGATTTTCTTCTGTGGTAGATGCTTTCTCAATATCAATAGCTAATTGATCAAGATCACCTAGTGTCAATTTTCTGCCAATAATTGCTTCAAACGCTTTTTTCTGTGGCTTAGTTAAAGCTTTAATTATTTGTTTTATCTGTGCTCTTTTTATTTTTGCTTGTTTTTCTTTGTTTAAAACTAACGTACCTGTCATGCGACCCCATGTACGAATAGCCCATCTGTCTAAAGTCAACTGATCATAATTGCCATTTAAATTTGCAAAAAAACCATTACCAATTTTTGGCCCCATTATTGCAGCACCATAAACCTGTTCATCTAATCCGTAACCACCACCTACTTTTATTTGCCTTCCATTTTTATATTTACCTACAAACTCATGCACTTCTCTTACAGTATGCATAGTTCTCATAAATTCTTCTAATTCTTTAAAAGATTTTCTATCAAATAATAAATTTAATATTTTAAAAGATTTTTCCATTGCGGCTCTAGCAGTTCCACCTGTTTTTTCTCCGTCTGCATTTAACATTTTTTCTGGCAGCCTGCCTTTTCCTTCGCCTAATTTTTCTTCAGATTCCAAAAATTTTCTATATACATCTGCTGCATACTCGTAATTTTTATCAACTTTTATACCATTAGATGTAGCTGCTAATGCCCATTTAAATACAAATTCATGCCTTTTATCAGTAGCAACTTTTGGAAATACTTTAGAAAGTATTCTTACTGCTTTAGATACTTTTTCATCGTACCAACCAACAGCATTACCGTTTTCTGTTAAAGCAAATCTTGCATCTTCTAATAAAGTTTTTACTAAATATTTTTCTGTCTCAACACTAAAGTCAGTTAATTTAACACCTGCTCTTTTAGCAGCAGCTTGAACACGAGCTTGTATTTCTAATTTAAAATCACGATTAGTAGCAAAAGGTTTACTTTTTGCAAAATCAAAATTTTCTATAATTCTTGCAATTTGAAATACTTCTTCTGATACTGGTTTGCCTTGTTTTTGTTTTGCACTTTTTTGTTCAAAAGTTTCTCTTTCTTGTTGTTCAAACAAGACGTTTATTTCGTCTGACCAATCTCCATTTTCGTTAGCTTCTTTTACATTGTCAGAATCAAAAATAACTATTTCTTCTGTTTCTCCGTTTGCATTTTTTACTATTATTCCGTCATGTCCTTCGTTAAGTAATTGTTCTCTGTAACCATCACCTGCTGTTTTACCTGCATCTTTTATTTCTGTTTTTTTATCAACAGTAATAGTTTTTGGATTTATTAACCGCACATATAATTTTGTAAGTTGTTGATCCTTATCTTTTTCAAAACTTCTATTTTCTTGGTGAAACTTTGCTAGTGTTTCATCGGGAGTTGTATATATTCCAATACCTGCAAAACCTGAGTCAGGACTTTTATTATTAAAATTAAAATACGAGAAACTATCTCTCGTAACATGATATACAACTTGTGGTTTGCCATCAGCTTTTTTTATTTTTGATTTGCCAAACCAATTTAAAAATAAATTTGAATCAGTTTTTATATTTCCTTTTTGGGTAAAAAATTGTTTTCCGTATGCTTTAATATCTGCATCTTTTACTATGTTATATGTGTATCTATTTATAAATTCTCTTGCAGTTATGTTTAAAGCTTTAGCATATGCATTAGCAAATGCAACAGGTAACTCTGCTAAAAATCTTGCATTTTCTGCAGTACTTATATTTTTTAAACCAAGTTGACGTAATTGTTTTGCAATTTGTGATTTTATAAATCTCGTATCTTTTTGTGCTTGTAAATATTCTTGTTTTCTTTTACCTAATTCTTCTCTAAATAATTCTAATTGTTCTGGTTGATCTTTTGCGAATTGCATCATTTCGCTTTGACTCATTTCGTTTTCACCAGTTTTAAGATGTTCTTTTAATGAATTACCTAAATCTGTACCAGAAATTTTTGCTATATATTCACCTGCTGCAATTTTTATTACTTTACCTATTTCACCTTCTTTTCTTGCTTTTATTAATTCATTAGCAAGTTCTGGTGAAAATTCTTGTAATTGCTCTTCAGTTATTTGATTATCATCTAATGCTTTTTGAAATGCATCTAGATTAAAATAAAAATCACTTACACCTGCCCGGTCAGCATTTAGCTGTTGGTAGGCTTGCCATTGGGTTATATTTCTTATTTTTGTTTTATCGTCTTTAGAAATATTTGCTAATCTTTCTAAAACGGCAGTATCATTTGCAGCTTTGTTTGCTTTTCTTACATTTCCAACATACGCAACACCGGGACCTACTAATCCAAATAAAATCATGCCTTTTACAGTTTCGGTTAAAGTTGTCCAAATTCTGTCTCCAAATTCTTTAGTAGTAATTTTTTCTATGTCTTCCTTGCTCATATCGGCAAACAAATTAATACCTGCAATTGCTATTGCTTCTTGTGCTAATTCTTGACCAGTTTCTGTTCCCAAAACTAATGCGTAATCTTTAGCAAATTGAAATGTTGCTGCATTCCATGTAAGTTTTGACCCATTTCTACTTAATGCATTTGTGCCTACTTGCCTTAATATTTTCTTTTTAAAAGTTTTTGCTAAAGCACTTTTGCCTAAACCAGAGCGTTGTAAAATACCGGTAGCTCCACCAAACGCTCTACCATATACTCCTCCTACAATATTTAATCCCCATCTTTCTATTAAAAAATTTGCTGCACCTACTGTATTCGCCCGGATTGCAGCATCTTTCATGTTATAACCTCTTGCCCTAGCTTCTAACCATGAATGACCTCCTTCTACAAAGTAAGTATCAAGAGATAATTTATTAGCAAACATATTCCAACCAGTAAATAATCCTACAAAATTACCAATAGTTCCACCTACTGCTTCACCAGCAAACATTAATGGCCCATCTGGAATTAAAAATCCTATGCCTGCACCTGCAAGGGTTTTTGCTTTCCACGATGCCACACCAGCAATAGCGGCTTCTGGTATTGAACTAGCATATTGACCAATAAAATAGCCTGACCCTTCAATAAAACCAACTCCGTTAGCATCATAATTAGCTATTGTTTGTTCTATTTGTTTTAGTCTTTCAAAATCTTTTACATCTTGTTCTGTAGGTTCATAACCTTCTTCAAAACCTTCTTCAGTACTTACTAATTTTGAACTTCTACGTTTAAATCTTTGAGCAATAAAACCCATTTCTCTGCTTAATACACCTTTTCGTATACCTTCCCATCCATCTTTTGGAGCATTTACAATAGTTCCCCATAAATTTTCATATGATTTTAATCTTGGTAAATTGTCATGTGCTATAGCTGCAAAATTAGGATCACGCAATTGTTGAGCCAATATAGGATTGACCATTGCAAAATCAGATGCTTGATTTAAATATTGTCTTTTTTTCTCCTTCAACATTTCTAAAGTGTCGGAGCTATTTATAATCGTGCCTTTTGGCAGTCCTAATTCTTCAGCTAATCGTTGTGCTTCACCTGTTCCGTCTGGATCATTATCAGCAACAGAATTTAATAATATTTGTAGTTCTTTATCTCTTTCTTTTGATTCTCTTTCAGCAACACGATCAAAAACGTTATAGCCTACACCATAATCGTTATTTATGTCGTAATTACTGGTGTCTTCGTTTTCACCACTATATAAATCAAATACGTTAGAAGATCCCATAATTAATTTGTAATTAGTTCGTAGTCTGCTGTTGCAGTACTTAAACCTGCATTTTCTTCTGCTTCAGATAATGACATTGGTTTATTAAACTTAAGCCATTCTTTTACAATATTTATTTCTGACATAGGAATTCTTCGTCTGTTAAGACTAGCCATAATTGCAGTTCTTACTGGATGAGGTATATCAGAATTAAAAATCTTTTCTGTTTTGAAAGTTCCGTTTTCTTGTTTTACCTCAATGTTGACATAGGTATGTGCTAATACGTCAGTCTTTTGTGCACCAAGTAAGACATCTTTTTTGCCCACCACTCCACCAAACAAACCTTGATCTTGAACATTAACTTTGTCTAGTAATACATTGTTTAAATAATGAATTTTTTCTTTTAAAGTTAGTTTTTTATTTCCTTGTAGTTTTTGTGCAAGATCAATTCTTTTTATCCATTCTGCATATATAGAATTAAATTCTGCAGCTTTAACACCTTTTAATTTTCCTTTTGGTGGAAAAGCTAAATCTTCATAACCATTTTTAAATAAAACATCTCTCATTATATCTTTATTACCAGTTGCTTCTATGTATTTATCTTCTGATGTTGTTAGACCACCTACATAACGTTTTAATGCTTCATAATTAGTAGGTGATAATTTAAATCTATTTTTTTCTAAATCACTTATAGCTTTATCTGGATCACCATTTAATTCTGCCAACACTTCTTGATCTGATTCTTCTGGTGGTCCTTGTTTTAAAAGTGCTTGATCTTCTTCTGTAAATTGTTCTATTTCAATTCCAGCTTCTGCTAACTTTTCCCAGCCTCCGGGTTCAGCAGAAATCTCCATTGCTTTTTCAAAATTAGCGTCATATTCTGCTTCATTAGCTTCTGCAATCTTGTCATAATTTTGATTTAATTTTTCTATCTCATAATTTTGCTCGTCTTCATTTTGTGTAGTATTTTTTATTTTGTTTTCATACACTTCCTTAGATTGTAAATTAGTTTTTTTATTTATTTCTATATTAGATTCAGCGTCTACATCGTAGTTAACACCTTGTGTAATTATTTTTAAGTCATTTTCTACCTTGGCTACATATGTACCATCATGTAAAAAATATTTTCTGTTGGCATTAGCTAAAATTAATTCATTATATTTATCTAATATATTTGCATTTATAGTTGCAAAATTTTCTGGATTTTTATTATATTCTACTTTAGCTTTTTGATATGATATGCTGCCAGATCTTCCAACAAAACCATCTTTAGAAAGAGGATGTTTGTATTCTCTTAATGCTTTTAAATACAATGAATCAGCTTTTTTTGTTCCTAAAAGTGATACTGCAAATAAATGTGTTGGGTGATGTTGTACTATTAATTTTCCATTTTTAGGTGAATCTTCATTAAAAAATATTGATGTACCTCTCTTTAATTCTAATGCATCTATAAATTCACTATCTTTTAGATCTACTATGTTAATTTCATCTGAATGCGAACCATTTTTAACAACTGCTCCTTTATCATCGTCAAAACAATTCATGCTACTTAAACCGCATAAAGTTGTAGCTGTTGTTATAAAATTGCCATCGTTTTGATCACCATTATTATTTATAATTGCATTTACTTTATCTTCGCTTGCAATATTTGTACCAGCTTTTTCTACTTTTATTCCTAAAATTTCTCTTGCTTTGTCATCAAGTTTCGGAGCTATAACTGCTAAAAATTCTTTCATTCCTGAGCTATTTTTATCAAAGTTATGTCCGTCTATAACGTATTTAGCAAACTCTAAATTTATTGCAGCTTTTTCCGTTTCGTATTGACTACTGATTGGCATTTTACTTCCGTCAGGATATGTTGCATTAGGATCAGTATTCCAACCTTTTAAAGCAGCTTTTTGTTCTAACAAATCTAATGCAGCTTTATGTGATGTATTAAATACACCATTGGATTTTTTCCAATCTTTATATCCATATTTTGCTTGATTTTTTTGTATCTGTATACTTTTTTCTAATTCATTTGTTTTATATTTACGTTGTTGATTTAAAGAATGTTCAATCATATTATTTTGAGCTTGCATAACACTATTGCTTATCATCTTTTCGTACATGATTCTTACACGGCCACTACTTGCTTTTGCACTACCTTCAGCAACTATGGACTGTAATCTGTCGTTATTATATTCATCTAATACTGTTTTTTTATCTACCCCTTCTCCTTCTGTTTGTATTGTGTCTACTGCGTCTTTACCCTGTAAATCAAGATATTGATCTTGAGTTGATTCTATTTTGTAATGTTGCTCATTATATAAATTTCTAGCTTCAGCATCACTTAATTCATTATCCAACTCCATCATGGTCTTGGCTAAATTCTGCATTGCCTTGCCACGATCTCTAGCTTCTTGACTATTATCTTTAAGTGCCTTTGCCTCCGGCATTGCTGAAAGCTGCACTTCAGATCCTGTATCTAAAGTTTCAGATGAAAAACCTCTGTATGGTACTATTTTTGACATTGCTTTTATGCCATAAAGAATTCACTAGGCAGCATACTTAAAAGACTGCTAGAACTATTTAATAAACTAGAACTCATAGCTGAAAATGTACTTATAGATGATGCTGATTTATATGAAGTATTTGCATTTAATGCGTGTCTATCAGCCGATATTCCTAAACCTACCGCTTCTAATCTTTTATCATTTAAAGCTTTTATTTTTTTTGAATTCATAGTAATTTTATCTACTTCATCAAAAAGATCTTCACTTACTGCTAATGCTAAATTACTTCCTACACCTCTTACTCCACCTCTGGCTGCCATGTTAACGTTTCTTCTAGATTTTCTAGCTCCCATTCGATTTGTTTTTTGTGCGTATTGAATATTAAATGATCGGTTCATCCATTGTGCCTGACTTTCTTTCATGTCCATATTAAATAAATCCATATCTCTTTTATGTTCAGCATCTAATGCTTGTTTTTTTAAAACATATTTATTGTAATTTGCTTGCGTACCTGCAGCAAAAAGGCTTGTTATACCTCCTCCAATACCTGTAATAACAGATGCTTGACCTAATGAACTTAAATCACTCCATCCTAATTTCGCCATGTTGCCCTAACCTCAACAACTATATAATTTTAAGTATACCTATAGCTTGTTTAATTATGGTCACACTATCCACCCACAGCTACTTCTAGTGTTAAACCTACTATTGTTAATGGTAATGGATCTGTTTGTCGTATAAACAATTGAGCATTGTCTTGCCATGTAGGAGTAACCATTATTTTTATATCTTCAGTTTTTAAATTAGGTGGTGTTCCATAAGGTTCTGTTGTACGTTGTTTTGCTTCTACTAATTTATCTGCACTAGGCCCTGCAAAAATACCAGATGATTCTAATACTCTTAACCAAACATGATTTATATTTTTAACTCGGCCCTGACCAAATGCTTCTACTTGTAACGCTAAAGGTAATGTATTTAAATCACTTTCGTAAGGTAAACCTACATGAACAACACTAGCAGCACGATCTAAAGTTATAGAACCACTAGTAACAGTTTTCTGAGGATGTACTGCACCATCTGCTAATATGTTTATTTTTTTTCCTTCTAAAAAATTTATATTTGATATTACATTTCTTGCTACTTCAAAAGTTGTTATTGCTGTATTGCGTAAAGGTGCAGGTAAATCTTTATCTAGCTTTGCCGTTGCTACTGTTTGACTTGTAGTTGAAAGAATAGTTAAACGATAATTTGTTGATCCATCTACTAAAACAATTGCATCATCTTTGTCATCAACACTTGGCGGTGCATTAAATAAATTGTAGTTAGTTGTTATTGTTACGCTTTCGCCTTTGGTGTAGTTTGTACCGCCAGAAATAGTAACTGTTTTATTAGTATCTGTATTTGTGCCATTGTATGTTGCTCCAGCATCAACAAAAAAATTATCACGTTGCGTTGCAAATAATCTCGTACCCATACGCTCTACATATCTTTTAGTTGCACCATTTATAGTTCTTTTAATGACGCAATATGTAACGTCATCATTACCTTCAGAAACACAAGCTACGCTTTCAAATGAACCATCTGTATCGTGTTGATGCCATGCACCTAGTTGTTGTTCTGGAACATAAGTAAGTCCTAATAATTTACCGCTGGTGCTTACCATCCATACAATAGGTATTGGTGATTTAGATAAAGCCATATCATTTATCGTTAAATTATCAAACAAATGCGGTGCACGAAGTGACAAATCACCTGTAATAAATCCATTAGCTTGCCAGTTATAGCCTAGTTCTCTAACGTGACCGCCACGAGCAGCACAATACACAAGACTATTATTAACAATTACAGGTTGCGTGTTGTTAGCTCCAATATATGATTGTGGTTTTACAGATATAGATGATGGAGTTATAGCATCACTATTAACAGAAGTTACTCGCCATTCTGCTGATCCTGTAAGTAAAAGTAAATTAGTTAATGGAACGATATGTCTAATAGTATTTGCTTCACGAGCAGCTACTCTAAACTCAATACGATCATCATCTCGTACAGGTATACCAAAAGACATATTACTTTCAGTACCAGATTTAGTCATCCATATATCTTGCGGCCCATTATTAGTTCCTGCAAATACTCTACGTTGTTCAAAATAAGATACAGCACCGGGATAATTACCAGTACCTACAAAATCATTTTCATGTATTGGTGGTGTAACAGAAAAATCTGTTGCAATATTATCGTCAACTAATGTAGTTGTATTTGTTTCTCCAATAAATCCAAATATACCTCCTTGTTCTTTATAAACACGATATCTAGATGCACCAGTAACGGCTGTCCATGTAATAGTATTTTTTGCTCCAGTAACAAATATATTATTACTTGGAATAGCACCAGCACTAGTTAATCCAACTGCTGATTGATTACTTTCTTCTACTGTAGTAGCACCTACAGCAGTCACAACATAATTATGATCTTGATATGTATCAGCGTTAGTAGAGGTTGAAGAAGGTATATAAGTAGTTACTGTTACACCTGTAGGAGGTGGCAAAGGACTACCAAAATCTATGGTTTTTAATTCCCATTTAGTTGCACTAAGTCTTCTTAATTCTTTAGGTGGACAATTAGGATGCACTAACGTCATAACATCAGCAGATTGCACATAATGTACATCAAACAATTCTGCTTCTAGAAATGGATGCGGTACTTCATATGTCATATCAGCAGGTAATGGATACCAATAAGCTGTGTTAGGTGGCTGAAAATTTGTATGAGCAACTGTGCAATAATAGTTAGTGCCACTAATTTTTGCAATATCTCCAACAACGTATGCAGTCGTAGCATCCCATGCACTACCATCTGTGTATTTTAAAGTTTGCCCTTGTGTATGAAATCTAAAATATTGATCACCAAATTCAATAATCATTGTTTGAACAGTAGAAAATGTAAAAGACAATAATCTAGTTTTTTTAGTACTATCTTTTACTTCATTTACAAACGCAAAACCTGACCTGTTTTGTGCAGGGCCTTGCGGTTTAACAATGAAATTACGAACTAATGCCGCACCTTGTTGGAATTTATTATCAGCAATACGGCCAAACATCTCTGGTGATATTTCTCCTCCAGAAAATGTTTGTTTAAAAGTTCGTGTATTTGGCATTAATTATCTCCCGGCTGTCCAAGGAACTATATGTTCTACAGTTATATCTCTATGTAAATTGTCAGCTTGTTTAGCACTAGTTAAATAGCTCATCATCATTTGTGTAGAGCGTTTTGCTTCTGCTGCTCCAGCATCACCTTTAATTACAGGCCCTGCAAGCATTGATGCTAAATGCCATGACAATGTAGTTACAAATAAAGGAGTAAATAATGTTGGATCAGTTATATATGCCTGATATCTCAACATAGCTTTTTCCTGATTTGTATAGATAAATGGACCTTCTACTGCAAATTGTTGTGGTGTATATTGGCCTGCTACTATTGTTGGTGCAAAATTAGCTGTCATATTACCGGGAGTATCTCCGGCTGACATTCTTGTTGCGTAATCATTTTGTGCTGACGGAGATATTATTGCGACAGGTGTCATCATGTCCGTAGGAGCTTGATACGCATAATCCCATTGATCCAAAGTATTTGTTGTTAAAGCTAAACTTTCTCTCTTAGATGCAAAATTCCATGTGTGCATTTGCAATAAATTGTCTCTTGCTATTGGATAAAAACGTGCTGCTTTTTCTGCCTGAGCAGAACCTTCTGGAGGTTTTATAGAGGCTATTGTTGCATCGTCACCCAAATGAGCTAGGGCAAGGTTGCATATAGTTACTTCGGTTGCCATAACAATTCCTATAAAAAGAGGAGGTTAGCAGACTTGCTACTAGCCCCCTATGAGTTAAATAGAAGACCAAGCCTATTTACTTACTGCTTCTAGTTTTTGTATAAGAGCAACTTTTGTTTGTCTTCTATCTAGTTCAACACCAATAGTCCGACCATAAGCTTCTAATTCAGCTTTAGTCATTTCTTCAAAATTAGTAGTTGCAGATGTTGCAGGTAATGCACATTCTTCACCACCAACTTTTTCTAGGTGTTTACAAAATTCACCGTTATACTCAAACTCATCGCCTGCTTCTCGTAGGCTATTGCCTACAAAACATTTGACTTTTGCTCTGTAAATAGGCATAAAATCTCCTTACTAAACTACAGTAAAGCCAGAAGCATAGTACTTCCGTCCATCACCGATTGTTTCTACTATATCAGCAGTAACTTTACCTGCAGTATAAGTACCAGCAATTGTGTATCTAGCACCTATATACCTTTGACCCTTTTCAGCAATCAATGGGTTAAAACGTACTACTACGTTTTTGCCTGCAACTAATGCTGCTGTAAGAACTGCATCGCTACTACCAATTACAGTAGGACTAGACAAGTTAGCATTTGGACTAGTAATAACTTCAAACTTTACGCTTGTACCACCTGCTAAAGCAGTAGTAACAGCAAAGTTCATGTAAAGTGGTGTACCTTCACCTATGTCTCTAGCAACATCTAAGTCAATAGTGTTAGTAGATACGGCAGTTGTTGTAAGTGCTTGATCTTCACTTACTCTGAGTAATGCATCTGTAATCATTTTTAATCTCCTTTTTTAATAATAAGATTACTGAACACGAGCTTCTGTGTTGATTAATGTATCAACTTTTCTAAGGGGTATACCTAAGAAAGATAAGAAACTGTTTGCTTGTCCGAACTGTGTTAAACCTTCTTGTATTTTTAAAACATTTTGTGATTTATCTAATGCATTAATTGATAAACCAGAATGAATTGTTCTGTTCATATAGAAGGCTGCTCTACCCATAGCCATATTAGGTATTCTGTAACACGCTCTAGTCATTAGTTTTACTAGTGAAGTAGCAGCAGTATTAGCTTGAGTTCCAGTACCTGCAAGTAAATCAGAAATGTCAATATTGCAAATACGAACAACGTATCTCCAATCTTTAACAACTAGACCATTCTTCCATTGGTAACGAGTAGCAAAAGCTTGTAATCTTGTACCGTCACTATTGTAAACAGTTTGTTCACCTAGATCTTCATGTGTCAAACCAGCTTTAGATCCTTTAGGGAAAGGACAATATACTGTTTGATCACCCCAAAGTATTAGATAAACAGAGGCATTGTCAGAACCAGTACCGCCTGCATCAAGAATGTTAACTGCGTTATCTGCTGAAAGATCGCCATATCTTGGTGCTAAACCTAAAAACTTTTTAGGATCTGTTCCGGGGTTACCGTAAAACATTGTTTCGGCTTGTGCCTGATTCATTGCTTCTAAAAACGCAGAATCTTCTGATAGACGGAACTGTGCGGTGTTACCATTTAACATCGCTAAGTCTTTGTCTACTTCAGATCTTGCTTCTAGAATTCCGCAAGCTTCATCAACTTGTGCAGTTGTAGATTTACTGTTTGGAATACCTTGGTTTAATGCACGGAAATAAACTTGTGGTAAACCAGTTCTAATAATTACACGTTCACCAGTAGGTAAATTACCTTCTTTAAAAACGCAATCGTCTAATATTTCGTTGCTTTGTGATAACAATTCTGCAACGATTGGAACTCTACCGTCTGGGTCAGATCTTTTTGCCCAATCCGCTAGGGTTAAATTTGATGATGAGAGAGTAGCCATTTAAATCTCCTTATTGGTTTTGCTGATTAGAATATAGTGCGTTAGCTATGCTGTTAAAATCTTTTGGTACATTGGATTTACCAACAGCACCTTCAGATTTGCCGACATAACTGTCTTCACTAATTGCCTTACCTGCTCGGTACATAAACCGAATAACTTCGGGATGGTTGCCCAAGCCAGATTCTTGCAGCAGCGACTTCAAAGCATCAGTACCAAATGCATTTAGAGATGTTTTAGCAATTTCCAAATTAGCAGTTAAACTTTCACCACCAAATTCTTGGTCGGCTTTAGCTTCATTTGCCCATTCTATTCTTACTTGTTCTACCTCTTGTGCTTGTCTGGCTTGTATGACAGGGGCTACCTTGTCTAATACTTTTTGTGCAGCGTCTTGTGACAGGTTAAGGTCTTTAGCGACTTCACCGAAAGCAGTTAATACTTCGGGGTCGAGTTCATCAGGTGCGTCAGCCACCTTTGCATTGAATTCGTATTTATCAGGTGCACCTTCTGGTGCTTCTGATTCGCTAGTTTTACTTTCAACAGCGGACTCATCCGAGTCTTGTTGATCCTGTACAGTTTCCGCTTGCTGCTGGTTTTCAGTAGTTGCCTCAGTTAATGCATCTACTGGTTGCTGTGTGCTGCCTTCATTGGTTTGGGTTGGATCTGTCATCAGCGAGTCTGACATTTTTTTGCTCCTTAATCATTGTCGGGTATAACTCTGGGCAGAGAGTGTGGATCATATTAAGTATTTGCAAACCATAGTTCCTGTTACCTTCGCTAAATGACATTGCCATTGCGTTAGTGTTAAACGATGATCGGTAAACACCTGCTTTTTCCAGAAGTCTCCAGATTAATCTGCGACCCCTCTTGCTGCTCATGAGCCATTTGATATCCGACTCTTCATTTTGACGGTCAATTCTTTCTGCAGACTTTTTATTGTCTTTAGATTTCTGTTGACCTTTTAAGTCGAGAGGATTGTATTCACTCATAACTTAATATATCTGGTGCTAACTAAGTTATGGTCACACTTCATGCTTTTTTCTTCTTTTTAGTTTGACTATTTTTTATTGCACTAGCTGTTGGATAATCTTTGTCACCGGGTTTTGCTTTAGTTTCACCAGAACCAGCCTTAATTCTTTTGCGTTTTGCGTGAATGTTTGCCCATAATCCTTGTCTTTTCATGGCTTATACCTCCATTGGTGAGGGTGAATTGTAACCACTAAATTGGTTAATAATATCTTGCATATTGTTAGCATCATTCTTACCTAATTTAGCCATATTGTCAGCCGCTCGCTGCTCTGCTTCTTGTTGTGCCATTTGCTGTTGTGCCATTGCTCTTTCTTCTCGTATCTTAGCTACTCTTTCGCCAGCAACAATTAACTTAGGATCAATACCTAACATATCTGCGTATCCATCTGCCCATGCGTCAGAATCAAACTTGTCAAGAACATCTGGTTTCATTTGTGCAACCATACCTAAATTATTAACATATCTATCTACGCTGTTTGTACCAATTGCACGTTGTGCTTGTGCCAACATAGAAACAAATTCTACACTTAAATCTTGTCCTTGCAATTCTTCTGGTGCTGGTGGTATTAAATTTGCTTCAATCATTCTGTTAAATGTGTTGTCAATTAATGGATCTAGCAATTCATTGTGTAATCTTTCCAATACAGGACCTAACATAAGCAATTTTTCTTCGTGACGCTCTGCAACTTCTGTTGCGGTCATGCGTGTATCGGTAGCATTTGCCAACATTAAAAATAAATCAGCATAAAAACTACTATTAATACGTTGTCTTACGTCCTGTATGTCCGCTAACAAATGATTTAAGTTTAAATTTACGTTAAATGCTGTCTCGATTTTGCCTTGTGCACCATCAATAAACGTAACACCACCGGGTAAGCTGTCTACATCTCTGTTTTTCATGTAGCTTGGCACTTGTAATGGTGGCTTTGTTTGGTAATCAATGCCCTGTGCTTTGCGTAATTGTTCATGTTGTAGCTGTTTTATGTCACCTAACGCTTCCATTCCCGGTGAATTACCATAAATATCGCCACCTGCTAAACCCCATCTTGGTATTACTGCAGGGAAATCTCTGAATCCGCTTTCTCTAAGTACTTGTTCTTCTTCACCACCTTGCTCAAAGTAACAAGACTTGTATGCCATATTCATATTGTCGTTTTTTGTAAAATCACGCTCTCTGTCATCTCTTGGTTCTATGGCATGAATAACAGTAATCCATTGATCCAGCGATCCTCTGTCATATAAATTTTTAACAGACATAGAACATTGTTTATATCCAAATTCTCTTACTAATTCTCCTACTGTTTTTTGAAATTCTCTGTATAAAGTGTTAACTCTGCCCTGATAATCCGTAGCTATTGCATATTCTCCTATAGTTACTGGGTAATGATGTATAGCAGTTTTAGGATCAGCCAAAACAATAGAACCTGCTGTACCAAATGCTCCTAATTCTTCGTATATTCCGTGCAATGTTCGGTATGTATTAGATTTTTGAAAGATAACTTGCATACGTTCCGTTACATCATCTAGCCATAATTTGACAGGTGTAAATCTATTTAGCTCTGGGTCATTAGTTCCTAGCCTAAACCAAGGTCTTGCAGGGGATGTCGCACCTGCCATCATGCCAGCACCTAATGTTCTTAACGCACGAGTACCAGTATTGTCGTATATCGAGTTATGTCTTCTATGTCCTTTGTTTCTATCCTGTTCAAAATAACGTCCATTTCTTGGTAGCAAATATGTAGTTACTTCTTGCCAATGCGACCACCACGTTGCCCTCTCAGTCCTAAGATGACCCCATCTTGTTAACAGATCAGCACGTTTTGTTTTGTAGACCATTGATTAACCGCCTAATAATGTGTTACCACCTAAGTTTAATTTATTTGGATCTACCCCTTGATTACCAGTAAGTAATGTTCCGCCACCACCTAACATTGATGCTTGTTCCTCTTTGTTATACAACGAGCTTACATCTGCTTTCTTTTTGTTTGCTTTGTTTTGTTCTATATCTGCACGATCTTTTGCTTCTTTTGCTCTTTTCTTAGCTTCTGCATTCTGTTTGCGTTGCATTGCAAGTTGTTGGTCTTGCATCTTTTTTTGCTGACGCTGTTGTCTATAAGCACTATATCCACTAGCTACTGCACCAGCTACAGCAATTGACACTACCATTTTTAAATCTCCCTAGAATACATGATTTCTTGTACACCATATTTTAGTTTTGGTAGCAGTTTTGCCAAAGCGGTGTTTTCTTTAGCGTGCCATAACATCAATTTACAACCTTCAGACTTAGCATGGTCTTCAGTTATTCTCAACAAACGTAATCCTAAACGTCCACCTCTGAATTCTTTTTTGACAAACAAAACGTCATTCTGGCAAACCCTTAGATCAGCATAATGAAAATGATGCATCATGATGTTCATAGAATAACCAATACAGACATCATCTTGCATCGCTAAATAAATAAACAAGAAGCCATTCTTGTCTACCGATTCGTACATCGGCCAATTTGGTTTTAGCTTCATCACCTGTTTGTTGCGTGCAATCTCATCGTAATGAGGCTTAAACAAAGGTTCTGCTATAACCTTGAATTCATCTAACGTGCAGAGCCTAATTTCTGTTTTAGGTACTCTACTTTTGTTTAGAGTACAAGCAGAATCGCTAGTTATGGTCACACCACTCATAATAAATAATTAGTTACACAATCAAATATTATATGCACTCTGTCTGTAGTGCCAACATTGTCTGCTGTATGTAATTTCTTATGGTTAAACCACCAAACTTCTCCAGCTTCAAACTTTTGTTTTTGATCTCCACAAGTTTGGCTGCACCATTGGTTAGTTTTTAGTACCAGATGAAACCTTTTATAGTGATCTGCATACGCTCCTTGGTCATTGTGTTTCGCAACGTGACCGCTAGGCTTCAAGTTAACTATTAGTACTCTTCCCATCTCCTTGACTTGTAGTTGCTCCAGTATTGGTCGCATTAATGGTACAAGTGCTGGCTCTAAATACTTCATACATGGGTAATCATACGAACCTGTATCCCATAAAACGTAATAAGGAGTCATCTTTAGTGGACCTCTAACGTAGATTGACTCTGTATCTTTGTGTGGTGACTTAGTAAATTTTTGTCTGGCTGTTATTTCTTTCCATAATTCTGGCTTATCGTTTAATAATTTTAGCAATGGGTCTACATCTAACCCTTTAGCTATGCGTTTAAAGTATTTTGTATGGGTCATAATCTGTTTTTTGAGTAGCCTCTTTACGTCTTTTAATGTATATATCCTCCATTTCTTTTGCAGCTACAGGTAAGGCAAACGTTAATGCTAGGGCATCGGCTAAATCTGGTGACCCTGCACCCTGTAATCTCTTCTTTATTTGTTCTTTGCGTTCTAATACCCTTTTACCTACATTGTCATACCAGTATATGGGTGTTGCTAACTCTTGTTTAAGTGCCGTATCGTTTGGTATTGCTCCCCCTTCTTCTATCCATTGTTTCATTAACCACCACATCTCAGTTCTACGATTTGTATATATGTCTGGTTTTGTCGCTTTACCACCAAATGGAACTTCTATAACGTCATATGATAACTGCCGTAGTCTGTCAATTACTCCACTACCTGCACCACTATCGCAAAAAACAGCATCTGGGTTATATTCTTCAATTAAATTTGCTACTCGTCCGGCTAATTCCATATTGTCTATACCCCTATAAACTACAGGTTGAAATGCTTGTTTCCCCTGCCTACGAAATACTACGCTTCTGTCATCCCCAAATCTTGCAGGGTCTATACCAAAGACTACCGGTGCAAATGCCACATCCGCTTTTTGGTATACCCTTGTTGCTGCTTCTTCTGTATCAGCAAGACTCAATAATTGATCATCCCCAGTTGCTGTAAAATCACATAAATATTCCCTAGCAAATGAAGTTTCACTCATATCTTTTTGAAGCCTTGTTATCTCGTCAGGATGGATACTCTGTGTGTCGTGGACTGTATACCTAAAACTTGCCCATCCTTCTTCTTGTAGCCCCTTGTAATACAGAGTTGAAAATAAATTTATCCCACTCGGAGTACCTATAAATTGTGCCCATCCTAATTCATCGGATAGGGCTGGCATACATACTGACTCCCATAGCTCTTCTTTGATTTGTGCTACCTCGTCTATTACGATTCCATTTATCTTCAAACCCCTTAGTGCGTCTGCGTTATCACCTCCAAATAGTCTTAGTGTTGCCTCATTATGTTTAAAGAATACAGACAATTCAGATTGATTGATGGTGATTGCTTCGGCTCGTCTTAATGGCTCAATAATTGCAAGGAGTCTCGACCATGCTACGGCCTTTGCTTGACGTAAGAATGGACACACATATATAAACATCGGGAGCTTCTTATCTGACTTGAGAGCGGAATCTAATAACTGCATTAAGGACATTTGAGTCTTACCTGCACGTCTATGAAGTGCCATTACCATAAACCGCTGCTCTTTATGCTTTAAATGTACTTCACGCTGCCATTTTCTCGGATTGTAATCTAGTCTCAACATTCTTACTCTGGGACACCAGTACTTACTGTTATCTGCACTCCTCCGGAATGTTCTATTTGCTTTCTCTCACTCCATTTCTGAGGATGCCATTTAGCAAGCAATCTCAATCTGAGATCACACCTAAGACGTACGAGATTAACCCATGATGGATCAATCCTTGGATCATCTTCTCCAATCAATCTAGGAGGTTCATCGACCATTTCTAATATCTCATCGGCTATGTAATCTGCCCCCATTTCTCGGCTTTTTTGGAAACGCTCTAGAAACTCCTGAGATTCTTTATTATCCTTCCTATTCAGCCAGTTATAAATAGTCGTATAAGCAGGTTTATTTTCTTGTCTACAATAAGACCTCAAAGTGCCACCAGAGGCCACCCAGAGCAGCACTTCTTCTACTATTACCTGATCAAGTTTACCTTTGGTAAGTCTTGGTTTTGTAAATGGTCTTCCATCTATCGCCAGTTTGCGATCTAATTTCGTAACGTGCGTACTTGCCACAAGTCTCCCTCGGTAAATTAAAGATGATAGATAAGGTTGTATAACTCAAGCCTAGAGTTTCCCTGAGTAAACGGATACTATCCACTACATCCTGAGAAACTGTACTTCTAGGGTGTGAAGAATTAATTAAATAACCAGACTCATTAACTTCTAAATACTCCCTAGTTACTTGAGTAATTACAGGCATTAAATCAAAGAATTAATAAGTGTAATATATTAAATTTTCTTAGCTTTTGCAATGTTTTTTAACCAAAATCCCCGAAGCGTTCAACTTTTTGCTTGACATATGTTGGATTAATCCCTACACTATATATGTCAATTACTATTATTTAATAACAAATGACATTCACTCCAAAAAAACCAGCGGTTAAAGTCGAAGACCAGATTTTGGCTGATTTCATGGAATTATTTGATTCCGGCAAACTTGACACTTGCTGGTCTAAACCTTGGACAAATACAGAGTCTAAGGGGCAGCATAACTTCCTAACTGGCAATCCATATACAGGAGCAAATCCAATTGTTCTTCAAATGTATATGACCCTCAGAGGCCAAACATTACCTATGTGGTGCGGATATGGTCAGGCCAAGAAAGAGCTAAATTGTATTCCTAAAAAAGGTAGCAAGGCAGCAAAAATTCTAAGGCCAAATTTGATCAAGATTGATCTTAAAAATGAGGATGGCTCACCCAAATTAGATGCAGCCGGAAATCCTGACTTCTACATGAAGTTAACTTTTAAGGGGGCATCTGTATTTAATATTGAAGATCTAGTTGGACTTGATGACAAAGGCCAAGCCAAACTAGACAAAACAATTGCTGACTTCAAGACAGAATGCAACAAGGAAGCAAGACCACTTGATGCAAGATGTAAAGCTGCTCATGAACGTTTAATGGTCTATGCTAAAGATCTTAAAGGTGGCCTAATTCATGGCGGTGATCAAGCATACTATCAGGATTTATTAGACCATGTAGTAATGCCTGATAGACAGTCCTTCGTTGATGACCAAGAATACTTATCAACGCTAAGTCACGAATTTGCACATTCGACAGGACATAAAGATCGCTTAAATCGCAAGTGGTTGCATGAATATCGCACCTATCGAGGTCTTGAAGAGTGTTGTGCGGAGTTTACAAGCGTGTTGGTAGCAAAAAGGCTACAAATTACTTGTAATACTAAAAATCATGCCGCTTACATCTCTAGCTGGGCTAAAGCTGTTAAGAATGCTAAAAACCCTAGTCAAGCTTTAATGAAGGTATTTAGCAATTCAGTTAAAGCAGCAAATCTAATAATTGGTGAGCAATAAGCTCACCTTTTTTTATTCAAATTATTTTTTAAAAAAATGCAAAGAATTAACAACAACATTGATCAGTACATTAACTGGAATGATCCTGACTCAATTGCAAACTATTGCCCAGAGGATCAGTTTGAGTATGTGCCTGATGATCCAACATTCAAAGATCATGTAATTTATTTTTTACAAATTTATTTAATTGATCCAATCAGAATGTTTTGTATCAAACATTTCAACATCTTTCACTACAAAAGACCATACGGTGCAGATTGGTTAGAGGAGGAAAATTCATGACAGATTTACAAAAAGCTCAGAAAAATTACGAACTAGCTATTCAAATTTTTGCTAACAATCCAACAGATGCAAACTCAAAATTTTACAGGAAACAGCAGCACATTTATGATCATGTACGCTATGGCAAAATGACTCTTGCCGAGGCAAACACTACTACAAAATGTCCTTATTATCCTACAGCCCCATTACCAACAGATACATTAGCATGATTATTAAAAAATTCACCTCAAAATTAGACGGCTCTACGTTTGATTATTTTATAGAAGATAATATTTTATCTTTTAGATATGAAGGTACAGATTGGCAAGACTTCGTCCCAAACGATAGAAGAGCCTACAGCAAAGCCGAACATCAGGAAATGATGGATTTACTGGAGGGTAAATAATGGCAAAAAATATAGCCTTTACGACTGAACAGAGAGAAGAAATTATTGATATGGCTTTGGGTTGGTTTGAAGATTGGAAATTAAATGAACCTACAGTCTATCCAGAGACAGTCGAAGAAAGAAAAGCTAAAATGCTTCCACTAAACAACAGCGAACTAATAAAACATTTACAGGAATGGTACGCTGAAGACATTTGGGATCATATAAATTACATTCTTTCTTAAAAAATTAAAAAACCGGTGAACGCAAAAATCGTAGAGGGTGTAAAAACCCTCTTTTTTTTTGCCTAATCGTAGGCATCTTTTTTCTTTAAAACTTCTACTTGTGACTCGCATCTGGGGCAAGATAAATTGGTCATTACTGAAAACTCAGGGTATCCATTCATGCCCTCTTCGATGTCGATATCGCCCCCGATTATCAAATCTGAATCACACCAATAACAATTCATTCTTCAAGTCCAAAGATAAGAGTATGTGCTGTTAAATTGTAGCCAAGCTCCCATGCTCTTTCAAGAACCTTTCTTTGTATATTGGTGGGAATCAAACCGCCATTCTTTTTCCAGTTTGAAACAGAACCTGCATCTCTTCCAATTTGCCTAGCACATTCACGCACTCCACCAAATTCAGAGATAACTAATTCGTAAGGTGTCTTAGTTTTCATAAGGTGTTAAGGTAATTTTATAACTATAGTATACATCCGTGTTGGAATAATTACAACAAATTGTAAAGACGGATTACTTGACAAGTGTTGGATTCTTTGATACATTAGAAATCGGAGGGTCAAACCTTCGATTGTCCACGTTACTAATTTCTATTAACAACTATGGCTAAATTTGGCGAAACTTATTATCGAGTTCCAAAGCCAACTGAGGAACAAATTTCTCAAGGTGCTATACCCACATATTTTTCCGAGTTCGGAATTGACATTGATGCTATTAAATCAATGGGTGTTTCTAAAACTTGGAAAGTTGTGAAAATGCTTAGAGAAGCTAGGGATGAAATTTATCCTAAACTTACAAAGGGTAAAAAAGAAACTTCTACTTATCGAACAAGATTTGATGAGATTGAAGCCTTCTTAAAATGTGAAGTTCCGTATTGGATTTACAATTCTTTTCAAGAATTATTCCCTACAGAATTTGTTGATTACTACCATCCAGATTATGGCTACACCTGTTATATAACCACCGCTGAACCCAAGTGGATGTATAACGCAAGATACTAAACAATCGCCCCCTTCGGGGGGCTTTTATTCTCTAATTATTTTCATGACTGAAGATCAAAAACCTACTAAACGTTCAAAGTACAGACAGTACATTTACAACTCTGAGCCAATGCAAGATTGGTTGAAGAATGCACCAAGCCAACTTTTAGATTATGACATTGTCACAGATAACAAAGATGGTTTGATGAGAATAAGAATTCTTTTAAAGAATGCTTATTTATTTGATGAGGATTAACAATGACTTTTATACTCACACCTTACTTAATCCTATTTCTACTACTTATTTGACTTGGATTACTGGGGGGCAACACCGCCCCCTTTCTATATTTGCAAAGCGTTGGACTTTGTGATACACTTACTATCAAGGGCAACCACCCACCATTTACTTACAATTTTCTAATTACAAAAAATGGAACAAAAACAAAAAACATACAAGGTTCTTTGGGGTATGTGCAGAGCTACTTATTATGTAGTTAAAGCAGATAACGAAGAGCAAGCTATTGAAAGATCAGGTTTTAATTATGAGCCTGATAAAGATTGGGCAGTTAAAACTTACGAGAGAGAATACGTTGGTGAAAATTGCCATCATGCTAGTACTTGGATTTACGAGGAGGAAGGAAATGATTAAAGAACCTAAATTACCTAAACTTCCAACTCCAAATGCATCAGCTATGCAGCAGTTAATTAAACATGATGTTCCTAAACATCTTCATAAATTAGTTACTGCATTAATTGTTTGTATTACAACTAAACAGGATTATAGATATGAAAGGGCAAAAGAAATTGCTGATTATGAAAGTTTAAATTTATCTGATAAAGAAATTAAACTTGCACAAAATAAAGCCCTAACAATTATTTATAAGGAGGATTAATACAAATGGAAACTAAACAATTCATTGAAGAAGTTTATGAAATTGCTTTTGGAGACAATGCAATCAATCGTAACTTCAGCCATGAAGAAGTCATAGACGCATTAAAAGAAATTAATGAAGATTCTGTTAAATGGCTTAATAGAAAGGAGGATTAATTTTATGAAAAAATTTGTTGTTATTAATTACATCACTACTTACAAAGAAGTTGATGCTGATACAAGAGAAGAAGCTATTGAATTAGCTCTTACAGAATCACCTCACGAAGCTAAAGAACGCACCGTAGTCAAACGATGCGGTCTTAACGAATTAACAAATACAGGGAGGTTTTAAATGAACACTCCTAAATTAAACGATGAGCAAATTGAAAATTTAACTCATTCTCTTTACACAAATCTAATGGACTTTAAACAACTCAATACTGGCTTTATGCCAAGCAGAGAGGACATTATTAAATGTGTTGACTACGCATTAAAGAACACATGAATCTTTCTTGGAGGGCTTACGAGCCTTCCATGAAGGACTCACAATCTTTCACCTCAGATCACTTACAAATTTTTATTTAAAAAATCATGAGAAAAATTGTTATCGAACTTTATGCCAACAGCGAGTACTCACTTGATGACAGGCTAAAAGAAATTAGATGGGCTATTACAAATGTTGTATGGCCTTCATGCTGCTTTACTGATGGCAGCCGTAAACGTTTGGAATCTGGTTGCATTGAAGAAGAAAAAGAATATCTTCTTACAGACTATGAATACGACAAAGAAGATCCTACATGGAAATTTGGAGGTAATGAATCAATAGTCGGTAAATGGAAAATGCAAATTGTTCCAGACCAAGAATACGAAAAATTCCAAGACACAAAGGAGCTTTAAAAAATGACTATTTCAAAAAATATAAAAACAATTCCAATAACCAACAAACAAGATTGGTTAGAAAACAGATTGCTTGATGTTACTTCTACTGAAATATCATGTTTGTTTAATTGCAACCCATACCTAACAGAGTTTGAACTGTACCACCAGAAAAAAGATAAGGTGGTAGTTAATTTAGAAGACACAGAGAGAATGGCGTGGGGTCGAAAATTAGAAGACAGCATTGCTCTTGGTTGTGCTGAATCTCAAGGATGGAAAGTTGAACAAATGGATGTATACATGAGCGACTCTCAAGGCATGGGATCATCCTTTGACTACAAAATTACTAGTGAAAAAGAACTAGGAATTATGGAAGTAAAAAACGTAAGTGAATATATATATAAAACTAAGTGGATAGAAGAGAACGACAATCTGGAAGCTCCTCCTCATATAGAGATGCAGCTACAATACCAGCTACACGTTGCAGATATTAATTGGGGATGTATTGCTGCATTAGTTGGTGGCAATACACAAAAACTTATTATTAGAGAAAGAAACAGAGAGATGGGAAAAAGATTTGATGCTGTAGTAAAGAAATTTTGGGACAGAGTTAAATCAGGTACACCACCTGCAACTAATTATGAACGAGATTCAAATTATATGATTAAAAATTTATTTAATCATGCCGACTCTAGTTTAATTATGAATGCCGATGCAGAGATGGATCAATTAGTTAAGGATTATCATGCAGTTAACAAAGAATTTGCATCTTTAAGTAAGACAAAGGATTCAATAAAAGCACAAATACTAGAAAAAAGCCAAGGTGCATCTAAGATTATTTCTGAATATGGAACTATCAATTGCGGTATGACTAAGGCTAGTCAAGGTAAATACATTACCGAAGATATGGTTGGTACATTTATCAACCAACGCAAATCTTTCCGCCAATTTAAATACAATCAACCAAAAGGAGTTTAACTAATGACCTCATCAATCACACCACTAGTACAAGTTCAAGGAACACTTGAAAAAATGGCAGACAAATTTACTGAAGCTTTGCCAAAGCAAATGGAAGTAAACAAATTTATTAGTGTTGCCAAACTTACATTAAATAAAAATCCAAAATTAGTACAAGCAGACAGAAATAGTTTGATGCAAACTTTTATGAAGGCCGCACAAGATGGTTTGTACTTGGATGGTAGAGAGGCAGCAGCAGTTTTATATGGCAATCAAGTTAACTATTTGCCTATGGTCGAAGGAGTTATTAAATTAATGCATAACAGCGGATTAATTAAAACTATTTCCGCTGAAGTTGTATATGAAAATGATTGCTTTGAATATGAATTAGGAAGTAAACCTTTTGTGAAACATATACCATTATTAGTTGGAGATAGAGGCAATCGCATTTGCGTTTACTGTCATGTACAAACTGCAAATGACGGTGATTTTGTTGAGATCCTCAATATGCAGGAGGTCGAGAAGTGTAAACAAGTAGCAAAGACACAAGCCGTATGGACTAAATGGTATGACCAAATGTGTAAGAAAACAGCCATACATCGAATAGCAAAACGATTACCTAAGAATGATGTAATTAATTCTGTTGTAAGAATAGAAGACGAGGATATGGTAAACGTAACACCGGATGACAAACCAAAGACAGAACCATTGTCCAGATTAAAAGAAGCTATGGGTATGAATGATGCGGAGGTAGATCAAGCAAAGGAAGATGTTTTAAATAACTTTAGCAAGAAGGGGTAATGAGACAAATAATATCAGAATTAAATATTAGAGAACGTCATCTTTTGGCACGATCTTTATTTAGACTACAAAGTTTTTTAACTGAAAAATTTTTAAAAAATTCTGAAGATGAAGTTAAACAAGAAAAATATTTAAAAGTTATTCATGAAGTAACTGGACTATTTTTTAAATTAGGTTTAACGGATAAAGATTTGTTTGAAAAGGAGGAGTAATGCATTACTTCTCTTTTCACATTAGTGATTACATGAGCCATACAGCACACCTTTCACCAATGGAAGACTTGGCATATAGGAGATCTATTGATATCTACTACTTGCATGAGAAACCATTACCAGAGGATGAGAAAGAAGTGGCACGTTTAATTAGAATGCCTGACCACACACATCAAGTACAAGTTGTTTTAGAAGAATACTTTACTTTAGAGTCAGGCAAAGGGTGGACTCTTAATAGAGCAGACATAGAAATACAAAAATATAAAAACAGAATAGAAGGAGCAAAGAGGGGTGGTAAGACTACAGCATTGCTTAACCGCAAGTTAACCGCAAGTCAACCACCGCTAACCAATAACCATAAACCAATAACCAATAACCATAAACCAATTAATAAGACGCTAAAGCGTCCAAATAATGTAACTAAAAAAACATGGGAGGATTTTCTTATTCATAGAAAAAATTTAAAAAAACCATTAACAGAAACTGCATTAAAAGGTATAAAAAGTGAAGTTAAAAAATCTAGTATTAGTTTGGAGGATGCATTAATTATGGTACAGGCACGAGGATGGCAAAGTTTCAAATCAGAATGGGTTACCGGTGAACGCAGAAATCTGAGTAAAACAAATTACGGTGAGGGGGTACAAAAGATATGAAAAAAAATAAGGAAGTGCTAATTTTTATGATGGATATTACAACAGGAGAAATGTCTATTAACCTTGGAGGGCAAAGACTTTATCCGAATTGGAAATTTAAAAGAGTGAAAAAATGCTAGAAAATCTAATTAATAAAGACAGGCCAACACAAGATCGCTTATGTGTTAAACATAATGTTGCTTATACCTCAACAAACTATATTGGTGATCATTGGACAGAGTGTCCTAAATGCATGATTGAGATTAGGGATGCCGAAACAAAAAAACAAATAGAGCGTGACAAGCAAGCGGAGCTAGAGCGACAGCAACGTAGGTGGATGGCAAAGATAGGTAAGGCAGCCATACCAGAACGGTTTAAGGATCGGACATTAGATAGCTATATAGCAAAAACAAGTGGTCAACAGAAAGCATTAGCTTTTGCAAAAGAGTATGCAGAAAACTTTGACCAAGTATTAAAAACTGGACGTTCAGCAATCTTTGTTGGGAAGCCCGGAACAGGGAAGACTCACTTGGCAGCAGGCATTGCGTTGAGCATTATGCAACAACAACGGTCACCAGTATTTACTACCGTACAGCGTCTTATTCGTAGAATTAAGGACAGTTGGAGAACAAAAGAAGAAACAGAAAGCGATGTGATTAATGTTTTTGCATCACCAGATTTATTAATATTGGATGAGGTAGGTGTGCAGTTTGGGTCAGAGTTTGAAAAACAACTGTTGTTTGATGTGCTAAATGAACGCTATGAAAAACTTAAGCCATCAATTTTACTATCAAATATTCCTAACGAACAATTATCTGACTACCTTGGCGAACGTGTCATGGATAGACTACGTGAAAACGGAGGAGCATTAATTGGTTTTAACTGGGACTCTTACAGAAAAACTTTATGACAACAACGCAAGGAAAAATTAATGCAGCTAAATCACGCATTCGTGAATTAAAGTTATTAATTAAATTATGGAGTAAAACAAATGGATGAATCTACTATTTTAAAAATTGCAAGATTTAGATGCCAACTTGCAGAACTAGATAGGCAATGGTGGTTTGAAGATTTAGA